ATTGTGAAAGCATGGCAAACTTGCAAGCGTGCAAAACTGGTAGCAAGATAACTTGGAATCATGGTGACTTGCCGGAATGGCAACTTGCAATGTGTAAGGTGTGTAAGCTTACAGGGAAAAGCATTTCCAGATCATGCACCATTTTTGCATTACACATGTAAAGCAAATCAAGCTTTGCGTGCAGTCAATCAAATCAAGTTGCCAGGCAAGAACAAGAGCTTGCAATCATACCAGGCAATCCACCACATTACAATTGCGTGCCTGAAAGCTTACAAGCTCAGTATATAAGCACCACTGTTCTATCCTAACAGAATAGAAGCGTGCAAACTTTCCTATAAATAGACGCACGCATACTATACGCTAGGCGGGGGGGCGGGGGCGTGCCTGCGTGCCTGCGTTCTTTCTATATTATCTTCACCCCCTCCATAACTTTTTTTGCAATATTGTCCCCAAGGTGGGGCATTGCTTGCGTATGGTTATCATGTGGGGGCAAGCATCCCACCACCATGCTTGTACCCCCCCTACCCCCCATGCAAAAGTGTGTAGGTGTTTGTGTGGTGCTTGTAGTTTAGCTAGAGTGAAGAGATGCCTAAAAGTTATTTATCTAAAGGTTTATATATTTTATACCCTGCATGGATAATTACTTCTTTACATAGATTGATAAATTCTGGATCAGTCATCATACCTTTTGCCTGATTTGCTTCCGGGCAGAGTATTTGCAGATTATCGATTGTATTATCACCACCACGTGAATGTGGCATTACATGGTCATACTCGTAAGTATGTGGTTCATTAAAGTTAAGAGGTCTACCTGTGAGTGCGCATGGGAAAACATCACCATATTTTTGGTACACATCTTTATAATTGAATGCCATTTTTTTTTGAAAGTTGTGAGCTTTTGCAGAGATTGACTTACTTATTTGTCTCTTAGTTTGATTTAAGTACCAGGTTGGAATGGGTGTGGTACGAGTCTTTGGATTTTTGAAAGTATAGATTTTATTATGAATCTTTTTTTCATGGATGGGTAGTCTGAGTTGTTTTTCTTTGGCAAGCTTACGAGTTTTTGCACGTAGTGTGTAGGATACAGTTGATATTGAACATTTGAGTTGGCTTGCAATTTGTCTAAATGAATATCCTTTTTGCCTAAGATCTTTGATCTTGCGTGCAAGCTCAGTCATTAGGAGGAGTGATGTCTACTACTTTATCCTTACTCGCCTTGGTAGGTTGTTTTTTCATTTGCTTAACTCCACCCTTGAGAATGGAGCGTACTTGATCTGGTGACATGTCTGATGCCCCAAGGGTTACATTTGCAGATGCAGTGATGTTAGATGGCCTTCCTGAGACTGTAAGGAACTTGTCCATGAGTACTGCAACTGCATAGGCAAGATTTTGTGGAGGTATCTCGTCTAGTTTATTATGAAGTGTATTGAGAGAGTCGGCTACCATATCAGAGAGTTTGGAATTTACTTTGTTGAGAAACTCCTGTTCAGTCATGTCTAGTCGATAGCGTAGGAAGTGAGCAATTGTCTGCCGAATCTCTGGATCTTGTTCCTTGAGTATCTCTGCTTCCTTTTTTGCATTTGATTGTTTGGCTGCAATTTTAGCAGCAGATTTTATTATATTATTTTTTGTCATATCATCACAGAAACCACGTACATTACCTGGCTTTCTTTTTTTTCTTTTATGCAGGTATCCCATTTATATTTTGTTTTTTTTCAGAAAATACTTGCATTGGCAAGATTAAACTACATAAGACTACATTATGGATATAGAAAGGGCAAAGGGGATATTGAGGGAAGCATGTATGAACTATACTGAGTTTAGTAAGTTGATGAGTGTTAAACCAATAACTGTAAGGCTTGCTTTTAGTGGGAAGAGATTGAGTAAGAAGATGGTTGCAAAATTGGAGTCTATGGAAGTTCCCCAGGTTAAAGAAGAGAAGGAGGAGAAGAGCGAGCGTGTGATTATTAAGGAGGGTATGATCCACCAGAGCATTAGATCGGTGCGTACTGCCAAGGTGTATGCCTTGGTAAGGAATCCATTTTTGCGGTTGGTGGAATTTACAGATGGCACACATGGCAAGTTTCGTGCAAAGCCGGGCAGATTTGGTTTAGGTAGTGTGGTTAAGTTAAAGCGTGGGGAAGGTGACATGAGTGAATTGGTAGGGGATTACGATAGGAAAGATCGATTGTGTGGATAATACCCAAAACATTATCAGCTTTTGTACCGGATACGGAGGGCTTGAACTTGGCATTAAGCGAGCAGGCGTGGATGTTAGAACAGTCTGCAATGTGGAGATCGAAGCATTCGTCCAAGCAAACTTGGTTGCGAAGATTGAAGAAGGGAGGATGGATAACGCACCTATCTGGACGGATCTTAAAACCTTCCCTGCACGAGAGTTTCGTGGAAAAATTTGTGGACTCATTGGTGGATATCCCTGTCAGCCATTTTCGTCAGCAGGCAAGCGACAAGGAGAAAAAGACCCAAGACACTTATGGCCATACCTCCTCAAGCACGTCAGGGCAATTAGACCTGTTTGGTGTTTTTGGGAAAATGTCGCAGGACACACCACGATGGGGCTATGGCGAGTCCTGTCCGATTTGGAAGAAGAAGGTTACCGATGCACGTTCGGCATATTCAGTGCGGAAGAAGTTGGCGCTCCACACCAAAGGAAACGAGTGTTCATCCTTGCGAAACTACCCAACGCCAGAAGCCCATACAGTGGAGAAGTACAGTTTGCAGAAGGATGGACAGAAGAAGACGCAAAGGAGCAGGAATCTAACTGCAATGGCAATCAATGGGGAACTCGCAAAGGGGATGCGGAAAGGCGAGACGGAGATTGGTGCTGCAATTCATGCGGATTGCTTATCTTCGGAGGATGTGGATGCGATCATGGAGAAATGCAATGCAAAGAATGTGGAGAATGGACATACCCATTTTACTACGAATTACCAGAAGATGGATGCCAGCATTGTGGATCAGAAAAATTGGGCAACTCCCCAGGCCTCCGACCACATCGAGGGAGCGAGAACTGCGAAGGAGAGCAATCAGAAGTGCTTGGGGAGAGACTTGAATCAGATGCAGAATTGGCCCACCCCACGAGCAGGCAACCCAGGCAGTCGCAAGCCCGGAACGGGGGGCAAGATACTAGCGGAGGAAGCGAAGATACACAATGGCCTGCAAGACCAGGAGAAGAGCAATACGAGTGGGAAGAACCACGGGTCACCGAAGTTATCGGCAAATTGGGTGGAGCAGCTAATGGGACTCAGCACAGGGTGGACAGACTTAGGCTCTTGGGGAATGGAGTTGTCCCCCAAACCGCAGAACTAGCATGGAAGACTTTATGGAAGGAAATAAATAAATATGAATGATTTTAATTTTGCACCAGACAGATGGGAATTTTGGAGAGAGTTACCTGATCCAGATGACTCACAGTATGAAGACGAAGAAGAAGACTGTGAAGACCAGGATAACTATGATGAAGAACTTTGTGCAGCACGCAGAAGGTCAGAAGGTAGGGGCTATCTAAACGAAGAAGATGGAGGGTGAGTATCAAATTTCACACGAGGAGATTCAAGCTGCATGGTATCACTTTTGGGGTAAGAACAAGCTTGCTCTAGACGATCATGGAAAAGTGTACCGCACATCTACGCCACGCAAGATGCCAGATAATTCATCACTAGATTACAAGAATGAAAAACGCAAAGCGTCAATTTATACATGAGTTAAAAAACTTGCTTCACAGATGGAGCGAGGAATCGGACTTGAAGGACAAGCAGTTGCTTGAATGTGTGGGCGAGGCCGTGGATGAATACTTTGAAGATGATGTGTTTGATTTTGAAAGTGACATTGATTTGGAGGAGGACGAGGAATGAATTTATACAGACCAACAGGAGAAAAGATAGAAAGCTGGCCTTTATGGGTGAGACGATTAACAGACGAGAATCTTTTGCTTAGACGCAGAGTGATTGATCTGGAGAAGCAATTAACCGAGGAGCAAGCCAAACAGAAATGAAGTGGGTCGATGGAGATGATGATTGGTCAATAGAACAACAGAAGTTGTGGGCAAGAAAAGCCCCATTCGGCTGGCAGAGGTGTGGGCGATGTGGCACACAATGGAAACAATTTTACGAAACTACCTGTACTTGTGGGTAAAATAACCTACGCAGATGAGATAGACGCACGCTTTGGTGTACCTTGGACGGATGACTTTAAGTATGTAAAGGGCGAGTTGGAGTGTGCGTTATCAGATGAAGAGATAGATAAACTAGCTGTACAAGATCCTGTACGTGCGGAAACACTCACACGCTTGCTACTTGATCAACCCAATAGCGAGAAGGAAGATCCAATTGAATGGGGATGGACTCTTCCAGGGTGGCGCAGGGTCATGGAAAATTGGAAGGATACTAAGATACATGTTTGTCTCGGAGGCAATCGGAGTTCAAAGACAACTCTCGCGTCTCGCTTGCTTGTCCACTTGGCACAGAACATACCCGAAGCAGAGATTCGTTCTTTGCATGTCAGTGAGGAAAGATCAATTTCTGATAGCCAGCGTTATATATGGGACTCGCTTCCGGCACGATACAAGAGAAGCAAGAAGAAGAGTGAGAATCATAGTCTGCAATACACTCAGAAGAATGGATTTAATGCAGGTAAAGCAATACTGCCACCCACACATCCAGATGCCGAGCGTGGGAGTACGATATACTTTAATAACTACAGACAGTACATGGCAGATCCACAAATATTTGAGGGATGGGCAGCCCACGCAATACATTGTGACGAAGAAATTCCTGAGAGCATTTTTAATACGCTATTGGCGAGACTTACTGATAATCATGGTCGCTTGATTTTGACCTTTACAACCCTTCAAGGTTACACGCCACTTGTAAATAGTTTATTGAAAGGAGCTACGACAGTCAGGTCAAAGTACTCTGCGTTAATGGATCGTGAATTACCCACCGAACAAGTGTCTGCTAATTGGCCTGACTGTCGCATATATTACTTCTGGTCACAGGATACTCCATTTGTGGATGCAAATGAACTTGTGCGTACCTATAGTAAGCAACCACAAGAGGTAAAGCTTGCTCGATTATTTGGCATACCAAGCAAGAGTTTTGAGGGCAAGTTCGCAAAATTTCAGCGTGAGACAAATGTAATAGAACATAGCAAGATTCCTTTTATTCTCGATCCATCTGTACCTGTAACTCGTTACTTTATTTGCGATCCAGGTGGAAGTAAGCCGTGGGTCGGTATATGGGCTGGGGTGACAAAAAACAAGAATATATATATCTATAGGGAGTTCCCTGACAGTACGATGGGGGCATGGGCTATCCCACATATTAATGGTGCTGGTAAAGCAGTTGGTAAACCTGGCCCTGGACAAAGACCTATGGGATGGGGCTATTCACAATATCAAGATTATTTTGAAGCACAGGAAGATGGTGAGGAAATATTTGAGCGACTTGTTGACCCACGCATGGGAGCAGCCACAGTTCGTACAAAAGAAGGTGAGAGTAATATAATTAACACTATGGCAAACATGGGATTTGTCATGCGTGCTGCACCGGGCGTGTCCATAGACTCTGGCATTGCAAAGATAAATGATGCACTTAGTTGGGATGATA